CATAAATATAGCCATCTTCGGAGTCGTCAGTGTCCATGCCGTCATATAAACCTAATATCTTACCAATCTTGATTGAATTAGCACGTTTTTTTTCAGCTTCGGCAGTGTGGGCGAGTACACCTCCTTATTTACGAGCCCCTTTTTGCTCAGGTGATAACTTTTTCGGTCTGCCACCAGTGCGAACCCAAACCATCGTAAGCTCACTATTACGAATAGCTTTTTTCTGTTTAAAGTTTTTCTTAACGGCATCATACTCGTCTTTTAACGCATCCGCGCTAACTTCAAAACCATAAACAAATTCATTGTAAAATTCATCCAATGGTTCGCCAGCGTCAGGCAAGTTAGCCGTTCCGGTCTCAATCGCCGCCTCGATTGCAGCGTACGCAAGTTCAGAATCATCCGACATAATATCGTTAATGGTTTCATCATCAACACCAAGTTCGCTAAATGCCTCGGCTAAATTCGCAGCAAAAAGACTTTCTAACAAGTCTTGACCTTCGTTGTCATCTTCACCAAGCACATCATCAATCAATTCGTACATGATGCTAGAAGGTGTCTCATCTTCGTCTAAGCCCTCCGACAAGGCATCAATCAAGTTTAAAACAACCTGTAATGCCCAACCGCGCATATTGGCAATATCCGCAACTAAGGCGTTATGCTCAATATCAGACAATTTTTCTTCGATTTGTTCGCTTTGTGCGGAATCATAACCGCTAACAATTTGCGCTTTTTGACCAAATAAATTCATGGTTCTATCCTCTTAAATTACTTAACAACAACACTGCTAAAAGATACCGCACGAGTTAAGCCTTCGGGGCGGCGGCTAAAATCAATACGCACTCTTTCAAAGGGGTAGTTTTCATCGGGAGTGAGTTTGAAGGTGTACGGTTGACCACCTAAGTCTTGCGCTGGCTTTAACAAACCTGCACCAACACACGCATCTAAAAAGCGTTTAATGTCACGACCTGCTTGCTCTAAGTACATACTTGTTGGCTTGAGCAAATGGCGGTGTGCAATGTTAATAATTTGATTTTCGGTATAACAAATAATATCGGCAGCATTGAATAATCGTAGTGCGCTACTGGCGTGTTGATAGCTAGTTAATGCGTCTGACATTGTAAAGAATGTACCAATGTTATAGCGTTGACGGCGTACTACGTTAATTTTTGCCACGGCCAAACGCTCTAAAGCATCTTCATCTAAGGTGATACTTGGGTTTTGTTCCATGCCACGGAAATTAAACGGATAATCAGCACCAGCAATGGCAATATGTAACGGTGGTACGCCTTGAGCATCTAAACGAGAGTTACGCTCTAATAATTTGCCTAAATATGTGCCAATGATACCAAAAGACTTTTTACGACCACGCAAGCCAACAGCATCACGAGGACGAGCCACGTTAGGATTCCAAATTAACTGTACTCTGTGTTCATCGGCAGCAATACCCAAACTTGCAGCATTGATAATGACATCATTTACGGTGTCTGCTGAATCCATTTCTGCAATCAATGGGATATTGAGCTTATCCATTGCTCTTAACATCACGGTATTGATTTGAGCATCTGTGACATCAGGCAAAGCCAAGTAAGAAGGTGGATTTTCGGCGTTAATAATAGCCTGAAAATAAGTTTCTTCGACAAAGGCAGGTAACGAAAAGGCAGGCAATGTTAAGTTTTCAACAAGATTGCCTAATGATGCGTAATTGTTAAAACCATCTGTTGCAGCAATAGCCGTGGCAAAAGCTGTATCTGTTGTAATTGCAGCATCGGCAACTAAGCCAGCACTAAACAAGCGAGAAATCAAGCTAGAAGTGTCGTCTTCATCATTGCTTAATGTCCCTTCTACTTGATAAACCAAGTCACCTGTTAAATCATCTTTAAAGGTTAGTTTGCAAGTAATGTTTGACGGAGTGATTGCACTATTGTTTGTTTTGCGAAAAGAAACATCTAAACTGACTTCACTATCAAAAACATTATACATTTCGGCCATAATCGCCAGTTCAGCATTGGCGTTAATTGTTGCATCGGCTGACAATGTACCATCAGCTAATAAATTGATAAAAAATTTAGCGGTCATGTTAAACGCCTCCAGTAGCAGTAGCGATACGTTGTACCCACACAAAATCAAAAGTATCTAGGGCGTTTTGTACGGCCTGATAGAATGGGCTGTCTTTGTCATAGCCTAGTTCGGCGCGGATATTGGCATTGGTGATACGCATAGGCTTATCTAAGCGTCCACGTCTGAAAGTTCCGCTAATTAAGCCATTAGTGACTCCTAAAATTGGATTAGTGCCGCTTTTGTCTTCGACACCACTAAATTGGATGTTTGGGGCTTCACCCAGCACTTTAACTGTTTGCACCATAGTAATTTACTCAAGTTTTTTGCAATAAAGTTATTTTGACTTGTTTTTTTAGGTTTATTTTGACCACTTCCGAAGTTCGGAAGTCTTTAATAAGTCAATATAAAAATCATTCACAATAACCAAAATAGATACACCTTGAGGATATTTTGATGATTAGTAATAAGCCTGTGTTACTTGAGCAATTACGCTCAGATTTTGAAGTAGCCAAAAGTTTAGGTTCGCCACTTTTACAATGCAGTGGCATGATTGTGATTGACAAAATTAGCGGTGCAGATGGCGCAGATATGAGCCAATTTTTAGGCAGTCGTTTGTTGATTCAATCCGCACCGCGGCCAATGGTATCAAGCCTTGACCCTGCCGAAGTGCATTATGCTGGCGGCTTTATTGGCAATCGTCCGTCTATTCCGAATACTCGTTATACTGGCTCAATTACCATGATTGAAACAGAAGAGGGTTCGGTGCAAGCATTAGCCGAGTTTATTGCTAATAACGGTGGTGCGATTGATTACACCTATTATGATGGTCGTTTAGGGTATTTTCATCGAGCCTATCAGGTGCTAAATGCAGCGATTCGTTTTGAAAGCTCCGAGTTTAATGCTGACAGTAAGTCTAACATCATGACGGTGACTTGCCCCGTTGATTACAACTACTTTGGCTTATATGCGGATATTGGCGAAAATGGTACTGTTTTGCAGGGTGGTCGTAGTTCTGCCAATGATTCCAACTGGCATAAGGCAGTTAAAAAAGCTGTTAGTGATACTAAAACGGCTTTAAATGCGATTAGCGGTATTGCTGGCGGTGTCGCTGCTTTAGGTGGTCTTTTTGGCTAAGGGGTAATTATGGCAAGCCTTGAGCCACAAACCACAATAGACTATCCACGGTTAGCACTTGGCACAGTAGAGTCATTGGCTCAAACACTGCACCAAGAGCTATACGGTGGTGGTTATTCGCTACTTGAAAGTGATGTTTTGTCGGCTTTTTTGTGCGAAGTGCAATTTTACAGTGCTTGGGCTGCTTTTGCTGTTCAAAAGGCGGAGGCTGCCACAGTCACGCTACTAAACAAAGATTTAGTTTTAGATAGCTATGAGTGGGCGATTATTGAACCTGTTGTCAGAGCGCATTGTGATTTATTGCAAGCGCGATTGGTTGAGGGTTCAAGGTCATTAGGCGGTGATGGTTTTGGCTTACAGGTATCAGAGGCGCAGCAAAACTATTTGCAGGCGCGTGAATTGCTACCTAAGACAGCCTTTGTTGCACAGCCATACACATTAGGCAAACTATGATTGATATTCGTATCAATGGCGAATTGATTAGTCAGGCGCAACTGCTAAGTGCTACGTTGCGTCTTGACTTAATTCCTATCCCTGTTACATTAGAATTTAATGTGATTCACGATGCTAACTTAGAAAAAGCCTTAGCTCTAGAAAGTGTTATCACGGTTGCCAACGGCACAATTGAATTAGTTATTATCAAAGTACAACCTATCAAAACAAGTACCGTTAAAAACGGAAAACGCATTGCAGGTATTGCTTGTGTCGCTATTTTTAACGGTTTACAACGGTTAATTGAGCCAAGTTCTAAAGCGATTGTTCAATCGCAAAGTAGTTTTAATGCGGCGATTCGTGCTTGTGGTGCAAAATCATCACTATCTAATGACATCCCTTTGCCTGAGTTTGTTTGTTTGAAAGGGCATACTCCAACGCTTAGACTGGCAGAATATCTGCAAAAAGAGGCGTGTGTGATGCGTTTTAATGGTGGCAGCATTGAATGTGTCAAAATTGACGCTTTGTTTAAGCAAGAGCCGATTGCTAAGTATGACCCTACAGGTATTGCATGGGTTGACAATCCAAGCATTAAAAACAACTTAATCAGTTCGTTTATTTCGGTAGATTTTGATGGTTCAAACATTGTTGGTGAAGACACTAAGGCAAGCCGACCTGTCCAACAAATTGCTTTAACGGACGCAAGACAATTAAAAAATATGTCTAAGGTCTTATTCCATGTTGGCACGATGCAGCGAGCTTTTGATGATAAATTACTTGCAGGCGCATTAGTCACAGTGGACAATAAAAACTATGTGATTTTGACAGCCGTACACCACTTTTCGAGTGGTGCGTTGGCTGGTATTCCAGTAATGGCTAGCAAGGTGTGGTTATCTGAGTTAAGCCAATAGCACGGAAGTTAAAAAAAATAAAAGCGCATAAAACGGTAAACTAAGCAAAATTAAATTTGCGTAGAGTATTGCCATGCCTTCGTCTCCTAACAGCATTCTTAAAGCCATTCGTCAGTTAATCAACAAAAATACCTTAGAAAACGCTAATCAACTTGCATCCTTAGCAGGTTTGACTTTAGAAGACCCTAATAAAAAAATAGAAGTTATTGAACACACAACCAAAAAGGGCAAAGTTATCCGTGGTGTTGTGCGTACAGATTTAAGCTATAGCGAAGCTAAAGCCATTGATGAATATACGTTTAAAAAAGATGGCGGTTGGTTTATTCGTGATAAGCATTTAGGCGTAGATGTTCAAGCTATTGATAATCAAAAAACAGCAACAAGCACACCGCAAAACGAGCCTGAAACCGTATTACAAAGCGATACATTGGTAAACGATGAAGACAACAACATCAAAGGACTAGAGCGTAAGTTTAAGCCAGCCTCGCAAAAGTACAAAAACCCCGAAATTAACTTAGAGCCTAAAGAAAGCGCAAAACTACTCAAAAAGACCTTAACTAAGTTATTCCCCGATACTAAGTTTAGTGTGAGCATGAGTCGTGGCACAGCTTATGGCAGTGTAAGTGTGTCATGGGTAGATGGTGCGTCATACGATTTAGTTGATGTGATTGCACGGCATTTTAGAGGCAAAGGTTTTGATGGCAGCACTGACTCTACGCACTACCTAAACGCCATAAACGAAGACGGCAAGATTGTTAATTATGGCTTAGGTTACGTTAGCATTAGCCGAGCTTATAGCCGTGAATTTTTAGAAAAGCTGCAATCATCCTTTTCTGATATGTTGCAAAACATGATTAAGCAAGAAGGCGTGACTATTAAAGGTGATGGATTCAATGCTTATTTTGATGCTAAAGAGCGTTGGACACAAGATAAGATCAATGAGGCTAAAATAAGTCATAGCACAGGAAAATATCATTACGGTGCGATACCACAGGCGGCCAATGATGACTTTGAATTATCAAGCCAAAGTGAATCAGAGCGTTTGTCAAAAGATGCTAAAATTAAATTACTTGAGCAACAAAAACGCGATCAAGAAGAAAAGGCGCGTTTAAAAGCACAAGCCGATAAAGAATTAAACGATTTTCGTTTGAGTGGCAGTAGCGCACCTAGCGATATTGCGGCAAGTTATGGTCAAGGCGATATGTTTGTACAGACTAACGGCAAACAACAAAAGGGGGAAAAA